AACAATTATTCACTGGGAAAAAATACATAGTCTTTACTTACCGGTTTCGGTGAGCTTAAAATATAATGCTGCATTTTGATTGGCTCCCGCCTTTTTGAGGTTTTGATCCGCCTACTTGGCTGGGACCTGTCTGTAGTTTAAGGCGGTTTCGAGCACCGAAGACGGTTTGACCCCGACCGGCAACGTACTTTGTGGAGATCAGGTTACAACTTGTAGCTTGTCCTCACCAATTAAGCTGATTATGCGCCCATTCAATATAATATGAAGCTGTCATCCCAGCAGTCCCTTGGGGAGCCCCAAACCTATATCGGTGCACCGATGGCGGTACAGACATCCGCTATGCACCATTACTGGTGGCCCCGTCTAATCCTCCAAAAACCATAGAGACGCAATGATAGACAAGCCCAGACGCAATGGAAACTTTTACCAGTTCTGGTTCCGACAGAGAGACAAAAATAGACCTAATCGATACTTATAACGTGTTCGGTCCCGCTATGTGTGAAAAAAAAGCGTGTCGCTTTCGCTTTACCGGGATAGGTCGAATTAAAATTCAGTACTTACCCCGCATCTACCGCCGCCGGTGCTTTGCACGCGTCCCATTGATGCTTAGTTTCTTGCCAACAAAGCAATTATTCATTTTCGCTGAGAAGGCAGGATTCGGTGCCAGGCGCCATGAAGTCTAGCCAGCACAATAATTCAATGCACGCACTGCAAATGCTGGACAGGATGTGTACCGGGTGTGGTTCCAATAAACAACTGACACAGCACATTGCTATTAAGTGATTTTTATTAGGTGCAGTTGACTTACCTTCTGTTTTACATTTACAGAACATTTATAGAAACTTAGCTTTTATTTTTTTTTTTTTTTTGCAGGCTTACTGGAAGTTTTTTGGCTAATTCTTCGTTTTCTCACAGTTGAACATCCTGCCCCTTGCTGTGCTAAAAATCTTCTTCCCAAGGGAAATTGATCTAAGTCCAAAGAAAGCTTTTCTTTAAGATCTATGTTCCAAAACTTAAACCCTGCATAAGGGTCTTCTTTTGCAGGAATTACATTGCTTGCACATTTAGTTGCAGGAGACTCTATATAGCGATAGGTGTCCTCTAATATCGATGAGGTAGGAGGCTGCACACCTATTTCCCAATTTTCAAGCACAGAGGGCATAAGTCCTTGCAGATGTGACACAGTTTGAGCTGTGATTTCCACAGAGCATAGCTCTAATATAAAGGCTAGCTTATATTCTTCCATATGTCTATGGTATACATTGAATTTTGAGCTATCATACTCTGTTAGTGGGGTTCCATCTGAGGCTACACTTATGGTAAGATTAGTACCACGTGTATTGTCCCCCACTGTTAAAAACAATAAATTATTCCATGCAATTCCATTGTTCATGCCCTGGGCACGGAATAGCCAGTAGGGCCGATTAAAAATTTGATTATCAGTTGAGACTAGTGAGCCACTGGGACTACCAAAATGCACACTGGGTATTTTAAGGGTGGCATCCCCTTTATTATTCTTTAAATAAAAATCTGTGGTAGGGGCTTCTTTCTCCGAGCCCCCTCTGGTCCAGATGTGTCTAACATACACCTGTTCTTTCCTTGCAAAAAAGAACATGCTATTACCAGCAGCGTCCTCAGCCATTTTGAGGTAGTCTGGGTACAAGCAGATCTCATTTTGAATGTCAAGAGGTAGATCTGATTTACTTGCATTAATTTCTTTGAAGTTGGCTGCACCAAACCCAATTTCCATCATATCCCCATCTTCTATGTGCTTGTTTTTTAATTCAAGAGGAGGGCAGGCGCCATTTTCTAGACGATCAGTAACACATGGACGGGCTGTTGTCCAATATTCCCCTTCAGCAGGGGTACAGCCTAGCAACAGAATCTGTTGTTGCTTAGCATCTAGGCCTGTTTGTTTCCTGTCATCTGTTGTTTGGGTGGTGACTTTTCTATTCACATTTTCTGCATCAAGCAAAGCATTAAAAGTGGGGTGCCCAGTTACAGTACCTCCAAGAGGCTGCCCTCTGGACACCTGCACACCTATGACTGCCCACACCAGCCGCTCTTTACTTGGGTTGTGAACAGTCCTGTCAGGTAGTGCAAATTGATTGGGATCAGGTAGTTGTATTTTAAATACCCTATACTGATTTGCAGAGACCTTAGGAACAGTTTTGGCCCCGATAGACACTGGGTAATATGGATGTCCTATAGTTAGCAGGCGCTCCGTTTCTGCATGATAAAAAATGCTTTTTCTTTGCACATAGGTTTCACTGCAAAGCACCTTGCTTACAGGGGTTGGAGGGAGATACAGCTTCTGGCCTTGTTGCCACAACGCCATCTGCAAAAAAAATTAGGCATGTTTCCGTTTTTTTCGTTTCCTCAACAAGGAGGGATGCAAGGTGTAGTTACTGCTGTACAAATCAACTGTGTGCCCATCAATTATAATGATTGGTGTAGTAGTAGTGTCATCGATAACTAGACTAGGAGAGGTAGAATCAGGGTCAGTAACTGGGCTAGCAGAGTAAGTGTCAGGTGAGCCATAGGTTACAACACCTGTAGGCCGTGTTGCACTAAATTCCTGAGTTGGAATGAGGCTTCTTCGTACACCACTACCAACAGGTGTAGAAGAGGTGTTCTGAGGTAGCAGTCTATGTGTCTCACTAAAATCATCTAATTCTATCTCCTCAAAACCTGCTTGCTCTTCATGCAAGGGTACGAATGCAAGTCCCTGTGTATTTTCATCAACTGTGTAGGGGATTGCTTCTACATCTTCATGTATAGTACTCAATGAGTACCTGACATGTAGCTGTGGTCCCACCTCTGTCCCGCTACGTGTTGTAAGTGTATCAGGTTTATAAACCTGACTGAGTCCAACACGTCCACTAGGTCCCTTAAGCACAGCTGGTTCTGCTTCATACAGTGGGTTTGCAAATGTTTGGGATGAAAACACTTCAGGATCTTCCGTGGGCACCTGTGTGTAGTACCGTTTACTGAACCAGTTTAAAATGCCACGTGATTTAGAGGCAATACTGCGGGGCGTGCTTGTTCGTGGGGACCCGAAGTATGTCAGTTCAATGTTTTCTCCTCCTGTATCCCCTAAACCCGAGCCTCCTACAAAAATATTTTCTAAACCAGATGTTTCTGCAATGGACGATTGCAGCTGCAGAGGGGCGTGGTATGCAGAGGACTGATGAACAGCATTGCTTACTTGCCAAGTTGGACGGTCCAGGGGTTGCAGCTCAAGAACCGCTATGTCCTCGGGACCCTCAGGCTCTAGCAGAGTAATGAGGGTCTCCGTGGACGAGTCTGTACCTATGGACAGGGCATCAAGCCCTGAATCTGCAGGAACAGCATCAGGAGTGACTATTGCAGGGGCCTCTGGTAGCACAGTGTCCTCATACACCCCTGGACGCAAGGCCCCAAGAGTTTCAAGGGTGTCTAAAGGAATGCCCGCACCTATACTGGGGCGGGTCCCTGCTGTTACAGCTCTGGATCCTATTGATGCAAGCGATGATGTGGACCCTGCTGTTCGGAGTGGTGTGTACCTTGGTGATCCACCTGCAGCAACCCTTCCAGTAGACCATGTTCCTATTCCTAGCCCTCCTAAGTAGATTGCAAGACCCCCAAATTTCAAAATTTTATCTGCTATAGTATCTCCTTCTACCTTTGGTATCACATCTGGTGGACATGTGCCCGCTTGCTTGCATGTCCTGTACAGGTCATAGGCACTGGCACGTTTTACTCTTTTTCGTGCACTCATTTTTATTGCTGCAGCTTAAACCATATAAAATCTGAGCAGGGGGAATACAAACTCTAGTAAAAAACTTACAAACAGCAATACAAGCACAAATGAAAAAACTTCATACAGTATATAAAACAAATCAAATCCACACAACAGTAAAAACACAGCCAATAGCCAGTGATGTAAAGGCATTAAAAGGGCAGACCTGTACAGGAGCACTCAAAATGATCCCAGTATACAAGAAAAAACAAGAGTAAGAACAGTAATAGCAGCAGTTGCATTGCAGCAACTAGTCCCAAGAACAATAGAAACCATAGATTTGGCATAGTACACCAGTCAGATGAAGAAAAGGCAATGGCAGTGATCAGAAGTCCAAGCTGGCTGTAAAGCCGGAAATGTTCATTCCAGGAGGTAGTGGTACATGTTTCAGAAAGTCTTGCCTTTGACTTGGCGATCCAAAGGTGATCAGTATTTGTGCTTGTCCTTGTCTTTCAGCACCGTTGTCAGCAACTGTGAACCAGGTGGTGGTGCAGTTCTCGTAGCGATGTCTATGGTTCTTTTTCACCCGAAAGCGATAGCACTTTACCTGGTTAGCAGTTCCTGAAATTAGAGCAAAGCATGACCCTCCTGCCTTTAACAGGTGGAATCCATCATTGGTGGTGCGCCTTGGGAGAGTCACTGGTTCTTCCTCTGTGGAGTCGGGCGACTGCTCCTCTTCTTCCTGCCTTGATGCCAAGTCCACCGGTACCGTGCCCTGCACGGGGTGGAGGAAGAGCGGAGAATAGAGCCCCCCGAGCCTGCAGGAAAATTGTAGGGGTGCGAGCGAGGACCGTCCCGTACCCAACCGAGGCCTGCTCTGATGGGACCGCAGGCGGGGGAGCCGAGCAAAGAAGAGACAGGCTGGGCTGGCTCGGCTTCTTTTCCTGCAGGGTCTCCTTCAGGTCCTTCGGATGCGACCCAGACTCCGTCTGGGCGATCTCTAAAATCAGAAGAGGTGGATGAGACACCAGCATACACTCTGTCCTGATCTCTTACAGAGTAATGCCCTGTTGTACTAAATCTGGCTGCCTCGTCACCAAAGCGAGAATAGTAAATGCGTCCAGCACCGGCCATGGTGCAGTAGTAGAGCCCAGTTCCGTCAGCCCCAGCCTTCGCAAGCTGCCAGCCGTCCTCTGTGCGCATGTACAAATTGCTGTAGACAGTGTACCAGTTTGTATTGCTTGCATTTCCATCAAACTCCACCTCTACCACCCTGGCGCCTTTCTTAAAGCACCGTTTAGGTTCTGACATATATCGGTCCCAGCTTGTGTCAAGCAAAGACCATGGTTCATCCCCAAACTCAGTTTTGCTTAACTCCTGCAAAGACAACTGCATTTCAATGGCCTGCTTGGCTCTCTCTTGACAAACTACAGAGTGTGGTACTCTGCAGTGTCCTAGGACAGTCACCCCTTTTTTCCTTGCAGCATAAAGCAGTGTGTTCTCAGTTCTAACAGCAGTCCAGTACAGTATATGATCTTGCAACTTATCACTACTTTTCTCAATCAACTGCATTTGTGTTTCTTGCGCTACATGTAAACGTTCGCATGCTGTCTCCATCCTCTTCACTATCCTCCTCCTCGTCAATCAGGTCTAAACGCCCCCATAACCTTACAAAAAAAGATTTCCAATCTGCATCAGTAATATTAAAAGGTTGCTCACCCGATTCATCTGTGCATGGCTGCTCAAAGCGAAAGGTTTGCACCCGACTATGCAAGTACAAATATCTGTCCTCTGCCTGCACATCAATATTACTGGTTACCAGGAGGGGTGGAGCTTTAATTTGAACCGCTGCTTTGTGTTTTCTATCAATACTGACAGGGTAGCCATCCAATGCATTTCTGAGGTATGTGTCAAAGTACCTCCAGCAAGCATGAGTAGCATCATCTACTAAAGCAGCTCTAGTATCTGCTAGGGAAGCAAGCCAAAAGTGACTTTTATGGTTGGCAAAAGATAAAACACTACCACCCAAAAAATGAATTAATGAGTTGCAGAGCATAGACTTGCCTGTGTTTGGAGGGCCAATAAATGCTAAACAGTTTTTTTTTGGAATTCCTTTTAGCCAGAGCTTTAAAGCATTAATAAAGGTAATTAATTCAATATTCTGATAGTTAAAAAAAGTTAGGATAGACTTCCAGCTTCCTTCCCCAGTTGCCAGCTTGCACCTAGCTTTAATATATGCAGGCATGCTTAATGCTTGTGTTTCAGCTCTTAGATAGTGTCTTACCATAGTTGCACAGTCCTTCACATGCTTAGCTTGGCTGTTAGTTGCTAAAAAAGCCCGTGCATTGCTATCAGATCCTGCAGCCAAAGCATATTCATAGGCTATTTTAGACTCCTCAGCATATTTGTGATCATAGGCCCATTGCACCATAGTTCCGAAGTCGAATTTCTCGGTCTGCAAGCTCTCGTTCAGAGTAGTTTGCGCCCGTATCCACTCAGGTAAAGCACCATGTTTAAGTGTAGCGGGTGACAAACTACTTTTAAACCAGAATAGAGCTGCGCTGAGTCCTCGAATTTTAGCTGGCTGCAGCATCAAACACTCTTCTCTTACATTTAGCGTGTTTGCCATCAGATTCCGGACTGTTTCTCTGCTTTTAGCTGTGTTAAAGCAGATTAAGTAAACTGCACAAGTTCCTCCTTCATGAGATCTTTTTTGCATCTGCAGAAAACTACACTGCTTCTTTAGGAGTTCGAAACTCGCCTCAAAAAACACCTCTGCAAGGCCAAACACAGCCAGCACCCATTGCTGATTAGTGGTCTTATCATTCTTAAACAACCTCGTAATATCATGGAAGCTACAAAGGAACAAAGATTTAAAGAGCCCCAGCTTAAAAACTGTAGCATTTTTAGATTTAACAAGCTGCAGATGTAGATGACTAATTGCCTGCTCCTCATTAAGTTCTTGCCTCCCCTCCCCCTCCCCCTGTACCTGGAGGGGCGTAAGAACACGGTTAGCTTCNTTTTCAGCAAATAATCTTCGCTTTGCTCCTGATTTCCGTCTTTTAACTGGAGTTTCAGATGCTTCGGAACCGCTGCTGTTTTGCGAACTCCCCAATACTTTTCTTTTCAAATTTAAAATCTGCTCCTCACCCGCCTTTTTCTCTAATGCCTGGAAGACCTCCAGGTGATTTCCCTGAAAGACTGATGCATTGTCAACAAAATCCTCATCCTGGCTATCATACCGATCAGATTCCACAGACAGTTCTACACCTGCCCCGGGTTCCTCATTCTCTTTGTCACTTTCACATTCTGCCTCAGTCAGCAGATATGAGCATCCCAAGCCCGAATCCCAATTGCTACCTTTATCGTTTGCCATGACGCTCGCGAGATTCACAACGTGGACACAAGAGGTCTAAATCTGAGTTTAAAAGGTGTTCAAATCCAAGCAGGGACGTCGAGCTGGTCTTCACAGCAAAAGTCAGCTCTTTTCCGCAGTTTCCACAGCAGACAGTCACAGAATACACTCGACGTGGCCCTGTTGCACACAGTTTTCCGGGAGAGGAAAGCGGAGGGGTAGTGGGACCTCGCTTCCTAGTAGGACGGCCGAAATGGCACGGAAGTCTGAAATCAGGTGCATCAGGTGCTGCAGGAGACCTGGTAGGTGTGCCTGCACATGGACTTAAAATCAGCAACGGTCCTGCAGGTGAATCATCCAAGTTTCTATGGGTATTTGGACCTTGAACCATGTCTGCAGCAGTCGTAGCAGCGTCCTCTAATTATGTTAGCTCTGGTTTTGCAGAAAGGCTCATTAAAAAGCACATGCCGATGTTTTTCATTTTTTGTTAGTTTGCCCCCACAGTAGCAGCATCTTATGCAAAGCCTATCAAGTGTTTTGCCATGCAATAATTCAGCTTCCTCACCTGTTACTGGAACACCTTGCCAAAGTCTTCTTTCAGTAGCTAAACAGTTTTCAAGACAAATGGTACATGCACCATATCTACAGCCTTCCCGAATTACAACATGAAAGTCTTTGACCATGCACCTAAAAGCATCAACTTCTGTAAGAGGCTCTCTGCACCACAGACAATCCAACCCTGAGAATGGATTGGTTCTTGCAAAAGGTTTCAGGTCCATGTGAAAACCGGGGTCTGTCAGCAGCTTTTTATAGTTAGCTGGCTATTTTTTCCCGCTTGAAAAAACGGTGATGGTGTGATTATTGTTAAC